AGGCCGCCCTCATCTCCCCGCTCCCCGGCCGCCCTCTGGGTCCTCTGTGCCTCTGGGGTGAATCCTCTTATCGCCCGGCGAGATATAGCGAGCGGCGGCCCGGTCAGGCCCGAGCCGCCGCGGCCTTAGGAGAAACGACACGTCCATTGATAATTCATAATTTATAATTCATAATTTCTCACGGGCCCCCCGCGATCGCGCCGTACCACTTTTCGGGATCGAATTCCGTTTGCGCCCGGGCGCGGGCGGCCCGGCCCTTGGCTGCGAGGATCTCCGGCGTCACCGTATTGACGATCTCCGCCGCCTCGGCCGCTGTCCGGACGAACCATCCCGTCTCCTCCGTCACCCGGTCCGCACACCCGTCCCGCCGCTGGCAAAGCACCGGTAGGCCCGCCGCCATCGCCTCGACCACAACCCGCGGCCCCTGGTCCGTGTACTCATCCGGGAGCAGGTAGAGGAACAGATTGCCGCCGGCCAGGAGCTGGGGCACGGGCATGGCCCCATAGGGAAACCGCCCGAGATTGTCCATCGGTTCGAGCCAGACCGGGGGCGGCATGAATTCGAACCGCGCCGACGGGCAGGCGCGGATCAGGGCCTCCGTATCCCCCGGCCATTTCGCATCGCCCTGGGAGACATGCCGGACGATGCGGACCCCCGGCCGGGAGCCGAGAGGAAGGGCCAGGAACGGGGCCAGATCGACCGGCGGAGCGAGGACCTGGCATTTACTATTTATGATTTCCGATTTACTATTTACCATTTTCGATTTCGCCGCGAAGGAGCCCCGCATCGCGCTGGACAGGAATAGGTAGCCGTCCCAATCCTTGGCCCACGGCAATTCGGGCACCCGGCCGAGCTTGTAGGTCAACGCCATCACCTTCCTGCGGGCATGGGCGTTTACCAGAAGCTCGAACTCGGGCAGGTGGGCGTCGTAGACCTGATCGCTGGCATACCAGAGCAGCACGTCGCATGGCGCCGAGACCCGATCCGTCCGGACCGCCACGGGATCGAACGCCGCCGCCATCTCGGCGCACATCGGTTGGCGGGTCGCGATCTCCACTTGCCAGTCCTGCGCCCGGAACATCCGGGCGATCGCCAGGCAGGACCGCTCTGCCCCGCCGAGGTATTTGCCGTTCGTCACGATGCGAAGGACGCGGGGGCCGCGTAATTGGTAGGGGCGGGTTTCAAACCCGCCCGTACTTTGATGTTTGGATTTCGGATTTTCCAGGCGGCCGCCTTCGTAGTACAGCTCGATTCCCCGCCGGACGTCCGCCGGCGCGATCGTTGTCATGCACCGGGAGTTGGGACCCGCCGGCGTTTCGACCCGGTCCGTACAGGCGGTGATCGAGTTGTGCCAGCAGGCGAGGGCCCGGCAGCACGGCAGCAGGCCGACCCGCTGAATGAAATAGTGGGCCGGGTACTGCTCAAACGTCGCCGGTTCCCGGCCGCCGGCCAGGACCACGCAGGGCCGGTCGAAGGCCCCGGCCACGTGCATCAGGGAGCTGATCAGGCTCACGCAACCCTCGGCGTGCGCGACCAGGGCAAACAGTTGCCGGACGTCCGTCCGGCCCACCAGGCTCGTGACGTTTGGCTCATCGCTGTAATCCTCGATCAAATCCTTCGCCAGGCCGACCTGGACGAACCGGATCTCCGGCAGCGACCGGATCAGCTCCCGCCAACGCTCGGCGGGCCAGCGCTTGCTACCCATGTTGTTCGTGTCGGCATTGAAAACCCAATAGGACCCCGCCACAGGCTGGTAGGCCCGCTCCTCGGCGGAGAGATGGAGATCCGCCTTCAACGGGCCGGGGTGGACGGGCAGGCCCGTGGCCCGGATGAAACCGTAATTCCAGGCCCGCATGAAATGCACGCCATTATGTTTGCTGGACTGGGTCGCGCGGAAAGGACCCACGTCGACCGCCATGTCGATCTTCGCCGGGTCCGGCTCGCCCGGCAGGACGATCCCCGCCACGTGCGGATTGTTCCGCCAGACCGTCGCATCATCCACGGCGACGTAGATCTGCCAGTGCGGATACGTCGCTTTCAAATCCCGGACCAGGGCCGTCAGGCCCATCCGGTCCCCCAGCAATTCCTGGTGGTTTTTCAAGAGGACCCGCAAGGGCGCGGTCACGTCGATCGTTTCGATGAATTGCATGTCGTTTTCTCCTTTTGGCGCCCCATTGGGCGGGTTTCTGTACGGGCGGGTTTGAAACCCGCCCCTACGGGGAATTGTTGATTTGTTCTATGGCACGGATCACGCGGCCGGGGTCCGGCTGCCAATCGTCGGCGTCGAGCCAGGCGACGTCGACGTGCTGCGGATTCCAGGTCTCTTTGTACCGCGTCTCCAGCGTCTCGCGGTAGCGGGTCTTCGTGTCGCCCCAGACGACGAGGCCGCAGCCGCAGGCGGCGGCCAAGTGCATGACGCCCGAGCTGCACCCCACCGTGACATCCGCCGCTAAACAGAGGTCCATCAATCGCTCCAACGGCAGGCCCCGCAGATCCCGCGTGCCGGGGACGATAAGGTCCTGGAGCGTGCCGATCGAGGCGGCTTTGATCCCACCCCCCAGGAGCATAAGACTGATGCTATCCCAATGGCGATAATTGATCGCGGATTTCCGCCCGATGCCCCGGGCGTGGATCAGTACGTCGAACGGCTCCGCCCGGTCCGGATCGCCGTAGCGAAAATGCTCGAAGCCGGGGCCGCCGCTGCGGTACATGCCGAAATCCTTGCGATAGACGAGGCTCCGGCCGCTCGCCCCGTGATCGTGAAACTCCCAGGCGAAGTCGGCGTATAGTGCCAGGCTGGCGGCGAAGCTCGTAATGCCGACGCGCCCCGTGCGGCTGCGGGCCCGACAGAAGGGCGCCCAACTCATTACCTCCCAGCCGAACTCGCCGTGCCAGGGCGGAGCCGGCCAGATTTCCGATTTACCATTTCCGATTTCCGATTTCATAATGCCCCCTCACAGGTCCGCCAGATGCTCTCGGTACCAGGGAATCGTCTGCCGGAGACCGTCCTCCAGGGACACCATCCCCGCCACGTCCACGCCGAGCGGCCGCAAGGTCTCCGTATCCGCCAGTACCACACTGTTGGCGATTTCGCCGGGCCGCATCGGATGGTGACAGATCCGGGAGCGGGAACCGGCCGCCTGAATCACGCACTCGGCGACCTCATTGATCGTCGTGCGCCGGCCGCTGCCCGCCTCGAAGATCCGGTCGTAGCACCCGTGGTCGCGGAACAATGCCGTCAGCAAAATCGACGCCAGATCGCGGACGTAGATGAAGTCCATGATCTGCTCGCCATCCCCGTAGATCGTCAGGTCCTGGCCGCGCAGGGCCGGCAGAATGAAATTCGGTATCACTTTGCGGACGGGCTTGGCCTTCTGGCCGGGTCCGTAGGCATTGAGACCCCGCACGACCGCGATCCGCGTCCCGTGCTCGCGATCGTACATCAGGGCCAATCGCTCAGCGCAGCTCTTGGTGATGGAGTAGCTGTTCAGCATCCAGTGATTGCCGACCGTGATCGTCACCGCGAGTTTGCCTTCCCGGCGGACCGCCTCGAAGACGTTCAAGGCGCCGAGGATATTGACCTCGATGGCCGGGCCGGGCCGGTCCACGGTCTCCGCCGTGCCGAGAATACCGGCCAGGTGCACCACGGCGTCATGCTGGGCCACATAGCACTGCACGGCCGTTGCATCCCGCACGTCCCCGCGCACGCCCGCGTGCGGGGCCGGCAATTCCAGCGGGGCCGGGTCGAAGGCCGTGACCACGTGGCCCCGCTGCATCAAGAGATCACAAACATGACGGCCGATGAAGCCTGCGCCGCCGAGTACCAATACTTTCATCATCGTTTCTCCTTCAAATTGCGGACGCGTTGAATCGCATCCAGATAAGGTTGCCGTTTCGGACCGCCGACGTTGCCGTCGGCGTGGATCAAGACGTGCCAATCGAAGATCGGCTGCCATTTGCACATGCCGTTGAACCGCGGCGGCAGCAGCGGCAGGCCGTACTCTTGCCGCGCCACCAGCAGCGCCCCCTCATCGCCCACCATGAAGCCCTTCTCGCACTGGGCATCGATCCGGTTCATCCAGTCTTTCCAGACCCGGGCGAACGGCAGACGTTGCTCGGCCGATAGGACAACGACACCTGAATTGCACCAGGGTGGCTGGCCATGCTCCAGATAGAGCTGGACCAGGTAGTCGTACCCTTTTTTCTCGCCGACGAGGAGCGTGTGATTCCGCATGAATCCCTTCGTGTGGCGGGACCGGTCGAAGGCGTCGCAATAGTAGAGCACGTCACAGACGCCGAGGCAGTCCGGGGCCTCCCAATCGCCGGGACCGGTCAAGACGCAGTCGCTGTCCAGGTAGATATACCGGTCGGCCGCCGGCAGGTCCGCGAGGAACAGATTGACCTTGTACCGATTCCAGACCTCAGTGGTAGGGATATCGTACAGGTGAATCTCCCGCCCGAAGACTCGGCCGGATTCGATCAGGATCTCGGCTTCTTTTCGATAGGTGGGATTCTCGTCGACCGCGCAGAAGAAATACAAATCCATCAGTCCTCCTTTCGAATCAGATACTCGCCGCGCAATGAGGGCACGGCGATTTGGCCGGCCCGCGGCCGGGCCCGGCAAAAGGCATCTACCGCCGCATGGACCCCGGGAATGTAATCGTAATCGTCCACCAGAATCAAACCGCCGGCGGCCGCGGCGTTCCACGCCAAATCCAGATCGTGCCGGCAGCCGCGCTCGGTGTGATCGCCATCCACGTGGATCAGGTCGTAGGGCCCGCCCAACGTATCGAGGGCCTGCGTGTCCGCCCGATGGAACGCCACCGAGGCATCCGGATAATCGCGGGCGAGCAATTGCAAACACCAGTCGAAAGTGTCGGCCCCTTTGGCCCCCCCGTGTGTCCCTTGCTGGAGATCGAAACCGTCGTAGGCCGCCCGGGGACAGGCCCGCAAAAATGACCACGCGGAATAGCCCCAGCGGACCCCGATCTCCGCGATGGAAGCGGGGGCGAACAGGGCGGCGATGAGGTACTTCTGGCGATAATAGTCGTGAAATCTCTGGGTACGGAATTTGCCCTCGTCATCGGGGTGCACCACGGCCGCACTCCATTCGGCCAGATCCGGGAAACCATCACTCATCTTTCACCCCCTTTGCGAAGGCGATCGCGCCGCCGTCCACAACGTCGCTCGCGTCGATCTGGACCAGGGGATCGGTCGCGAGAATGATGGCCAACGCCCGGCGGACCAGGGGCACGTATCCGGGCTGGCCGAAGTCCGGCTGGGCCCGGTCCTCGCGGCACAGGCCGCCCGTGTCGTGGAATACGATCACGCCGCCGGGCCGGACCCGCGGCTCCCAATAGTGATAGTCCGCCAGGCACCAGCGAATATCGTGACGGCCGTCGATGAAGAGAAGATCCACACGCGCCGGAATCTGCCGCTCCAACGGCCCCAGCCACGGCGACCAGGCGGGCAGCAAGGTGCATCGATCCTGCAAACCGTAGGCCGCGAGGTTCGCGCGCATCAGGGCTTTCGGATTGCCCTCGATGGAATAGAGCCGCCCCTCCCGCTCCGCCGCCTGCGCCGCCAGGATCACGGATGAGCCGCCGTCGGCCGCCCCGATTTCCAGAATCGTGCGGGCTTCGCAGGCGGCGCAGGCCCGGACCAAAAGCCGCATATCCTCGATGGCCAGGCGGCCGTGGGATTGCCGCCGCAACGTGGCATAGTCGATCGCGGTTGTCATATCGTTTCTCCTTCTTCTTCGATCAGGCTTCGATCAGGGTGAAATCAAGACGGAATTTGTCCTTGTGGTTTTCGACCGGGGTCCACTGGGGCGGGGACGTGGGACTGAACCGCACCAGGACCTGCTCGCCATTGGCGCGGTTGGTCCAATAGAAGGCCCGCACCGATCGGTAGACTGTGGTATAATAAAAGGTCTGGAAGAGCGTGTAGTCGGCCAAGGTCAGGAAGCGGATCGACCGCGTCCAGGAGCGATGCCGGCCCAGGTCCTCGCGGGCCCGCAGGGACCCTTCGCCGAGCAGGGCGTGGACCGTCCCATCCGCCGCCATCTGCTGCTGCGGATAGCCGGGGGCGTCCGCACGGCTCAGGGTCGCGATCCCCGGCACGCTCAGGTCAGGAAACACCGGGGGAGTACCGGGCGGGACGTAGGGGATGAAGATGTTTCGTATTATCACGCCGAAAAGGTTGATTTGGGCATGGGGGGCCGTGCACATGATCACGACGCCCGCCAGATCGATGACCGCCGATGCCGCCATAAAGACTCCGAGAATTTACTATTTCCGATTTCCGATTTCCGAATTTTCAGAGAGGCCGCTCAAAAGTGGAAGCCCAGGAACATCGTCACGATGCCGGTTTCCTCGGCGGCCATACTGCTCGAGGAGCTGGAACTGCTGGAGGAGGAGGACGATGACGATGAGGATGAAGACGACACGGATTCGGAACTGCTCGACGAGGAAAGGCTGGAACTGCTGCTCGAGCTCGAAGAGGAGGCGGCCGTCGTGAAGGACCAGATGTCGCCCGCGGTCGTGCCCACCGCGTTCGTCGCGTCGATTTGCCAGTAATAGATCGTGCCCGGATCGAGGGCGGCCGGCGGCTGATAGGATAGACCGGCCTGATCGTCACTGACCAGATCCAAATCGTCCGGGTCCGTGCCGAGGTACACGTCGAATGTGACAGTTCCGCCGCCATCGGTCCACGACAATTCGGCGTCCAGCAGAACGTCAATCGCCTCATCCGCCGGGGAAGGATTGAGCGCCTGGCCCGGCGCGGTCAGGGTCCACGCGATCTGCACGCCCGCCAGCAAAATCCGGGGCGCTGGGGCCTTGCACACGATCGTCACGCCCGCCAACTCGATTCGGGCGTAGGGCGTCGTGGTCAGCAGCTCCAATTCCGCGACCTCGGTGTACGTGCCGCCATTGTCCGCCGTGATGTTCAGCCGGTAAGCCTGGTAGGCTGTCGTATTGCTGAAATTGTAGGTCTTGACTTCGGAGTCGCCGAAACTCTGGTGTGTCTGCGTGTCGAGATCGGTATAGGTCGAGCCGTTGTAACCCTGCAGTTTGAAGTCGTGGGGGGCGCCCGCCTGATTGCCCGCGCCCGACCGGGCCCGGATCGTGTACGACGTGATGATTTTGCTGTTGTTGGCTCCCCAGGAATACATCAGCCAGCAGGTGCCCGAACCGGCGTCCGTCGTACTCCACCAGGTGGCGGTCGAATCGTCCATCGCCTTCCAGGCGGCGTAGGTCGTGGAGAGGGCCGTACTGGCCGAGGCCGTGCCCGAGGGGGCGGTGTTCGAAGTCATCACTGGAATCAGAGCAGCCATAGGTCAAGTTTGATTGTTGATGGTTGATGGTTGATTTAAGACTCTTGCGGGCTACGCCCGCCTCCAACTCAAATCAAACTTCTCACTTCAAACATCAAACTTCCTTACGCCAGTACCGTCGTTTCCCAGCCGAACGTGGCATCCGTCACGACCGCCTTGGTCCACGGGATCGGGTCGGGATCGCCCGCCGGGTTCAGCAGCCAAACGTAACTCCGCTTATTACAGGTATCCGCCGGCAGCGTCACTTCATCGCCGTAGTATATCGTGCTGTCGATCTTCACGAAGGGCTTGCACTTCGCCGTCCCGCCGCCCGGATTGCGGCAGTAGGCGACAAGCTCCACCGCCTGAATCGTCGTCATATCGCCCGGCGTGATCGCGAAGGAATCCTGCTCGCCGACCCCGTCGCTCTCGATATAATCAACGGCGTAGTTGGCCCCGACCACGTTGATCGAGTCGTGATGGGCGGCTTCGGTGCTGGCCCATTCGACGTCGTCATCCGCCGTGAATAGATGGGCATCCACTTTGTAGTCGCCGAGCCGGGCATTGAATGGGGCATCCCCAGTGGTATCCAACAGGTACATATCATCGTAGAAGGCGGCGTTAGCGACGTTATTGGCTGGACTCCCACAAACCAGTCGGCCGCAGCCACCCGCACCCGATTGCCGCAGATTCAAAGCATTACCGGACAACACGGACACGCCGTTCACCCAGACCGCCACGGAGGCGCTCGCGGCACATTGAAAGCCGATCTCGATGAACTGGAACGTCCCATCCAGTTTTATCGCGCCGTCCGCACTCTCGGCCAGAACGGCGCCCGCCGCCGAGACTTTGACCCGCACGCGACCGGCGGCGGTGATATCTAGAGTAAATTGGTTGCCGGAGGCCGGGGCCGCCGATTGCCCCCGAATCCATTCCGTATTCACCCCCGCTAATGCCTCTTGGGCAAACGCAAATCCCCACCAGATGACCCCAGTATTTTCTACAGGGAGGATGTACGAAATCCAATATGTTAAACCAGTGGCATAACCATTAACCGAGGCTGCGCGTGAAGATCGACGCCCACCCGGAGCGGAGAGTGAACCCGTGGCTCTGGTCCACGCCGAATTCAAAAGACTCGCCGTTGAGGCGTAAAAATCAAAGCTCTCCTGCATCAGCAAAGCCATAATCAATTCCTTTCTATGCCGGCGGTGTGCCGAAGTTGGTCAAGAGGGCCGCCCAGTAGATCGGCGTGCCCGTTCTGCTTCATGGCCTTTTTGATTTCTGATTTTTGATTGTTGATTTCAAGATTCTTGCGGGCACGCCCGCCTCATTTTGTGATCTTTGATTTCTGATTTTTGATTGTTGATTTCAAGACTCTTGCGGGCACGCCCGCCTCCAACCTCAATCAAACATCACACTTCGAACATCACACTTCACACATCCACTATGCCCCTCCCGAGGAGCTGGACGACGATTCCGATGAGGATGACGACGACGACGACGTGCTCGATGAGCTGGACAATTGCTGCGAGGCCGCCGCCACCACCCGGTAGCCCTTGCCGCCGCCGGGGTAATAGAGGGTCAGAATGTCCTCGGCTCCGACCGCCGCGCTCAAGGTCAAGGCCGTCCCGCCCACGATATAGGTGCTCGGGGGCAAGGTCAGCGTGTAGCCGCCCGCGCCGCCCTGGATCAGCCGCAGGACCAGGTTCGCCGCGCCGTCCGGATTGGTGAACGTCAAATTGCAGCTCGCGGTCAGGGTCAGGAGCTGCTTATTGCCGTTGTGCCAGTCGATCGTCTTAGCCGCGCCGGAATTGCCGTTGTCATACTCGGCGTCGAACCAGGCGTGGCCGGTGATCCCCAATTTGGCCGCGACCCGGGAGCCATCGACCAAGAGCGGCAGGACGCCGGCCGGGTCCTCGCCGACCACCTGCTGGCCGTAGAGCGCCACCGGCTGGCCGGCAACGTTGATGAACATCTTGTAGATGTCGGGATCGGCGGGCCAGGTCGCACCGGTTTTCAGGGTCAAGGGGTCCACGGCGCCGGGATCGAACCAGACGTATTTATCCGTCGTGGCGCCGGCGACGATCGGATAGACGTAGCCCGCGTAGGAGATGCTGCCGGCGAGCCAGGAGATCGTATCGTCGCCATCGCCCGTCACGTCGAGGGCGGAGACGCGCAGACCCCGGCTGGGCGGCGGCGCTAAGGCGCCCGGCGGCAGCAGGGCGGCCATTTGGGCCGGCGTCGGCGGCCGCGGCGGTCCGGCCGTGGGCGGATCGACCGCCACGCCGGAATCGATCGAGATCCCCGACTCTTCATCATCCGCCGTGTACACCCCGGCGGCGTAGCGGATCACCGAGATCCCGAATTGCAGGTGCGCCTGCGGCTGGACCTCCATCACCTCGAAGGTGTCGGTCAGGATCGCGGCGGGACCGAACAGATAGGCGTCATCCGCCGCCGCCGCCGCCGTCACGCCCGCCGGGAAAATCCAGGCGCCCGCGAAACTGACGACCCGCCCGGCGAGCGACGCCACCAGCCGATAGCCGGCCGCCTGCCCGCCCGTCACGGAATCGCGGACTTGGACGATCAGACAAGCGCCGGCGGACGTCCGGACGTCTTGGTCCAGCGTGACCGTATCCGCCCCGGAATCCACCGCCGCCAAGCGGCCGCCCCAGGACCGGCCGGGCAACTGGATATAGAGCACGTCCCCCGGCTCGTAAATGATGCCGTCGATGTCCGTCGCGAACCGGCCCGCGAGATCCAGCAGGCGATTGCGGGCGAGATTGTACCGGCCCGTCCGCCAGGCCTCGCTCCGCCGCCGGGTGCCCCGGCAATCGATCGCTGACCGGTTCGTCGTCTCGATCTCCAGGTCCGGCACCAGGATCGGCGTTTGCTCATCCCCGTTATCCTGGTCGTAATAGACGATCTCCAGCTCCGCCGCCCGGTCCGCCTGCGGGATCGGGTCCGGCTCCCAGGAGTCCTTCAGCCAATTGCCGTCGCCGAACAGGCCGCAAGGCACGCGGGCGTCGTCGCACCAGAGCCCCACCTGATTGCCCCGCAGGTCGAGGCCCGCCCGGCCCGTCACCCCGATCCGCCGGACCGCGTCATACACGTTGCCCGTCTCCCCGAAGACGGTGTCGATCTCGATCCGATTCTCCAGTCCGGCGCCGCCCAGGCCGTCCGGGACCTGGCCATCCGCCAGGACCTCCGTGGCCAGGAAACCCGTCAGATCGATCGTGTCCGGATCGACGCCCCGATACTCCTCGACGGCGTAGGGTGTCCCTATCCCATCGCCGCTGATGAGCGGATACGTCAGGATGTCATAATCGATCCAGGCGGGGTTCTGCGGCTTGACCGCGTCCAGCACCCAGGCCGGCGGGTTGGCCGCCGCATCCCAACGCTGCAGAATGGAGCCGTGAACCACGATACTGACGTCAAGCGAGCCGGAGAGCAGATCGGAGGGCAGGGCGGAGATCTGCATGAGGACCTTGCCCGGATGCTCGAAGACCTCGTTCAGGATGCCCCGGACCTCGCCGATCATGCAGTCGCCGCCCCAGGTGGTGCCCTGATAACTCGGCTCGATCCGCGTCACCCGAAAGCGGGGCTGCATCGCCCGCGTGATGGCCAGGGGCGCTCCGCCCTCGTAGGTCGTGGAGGCGCGGTAAACGACGCGCAGGGGATTCGTCGTCTCGCCCCACACGAACCCGGCAAAGAGCGTTTGCCACGTATTCCCCACCGCGTCCCCAACCTCGACCTTGAGCACCACCCGCTGCGGAACCAGCTCGCTTTGGTCCATGCTCCAGATGCCGTTCGTATAGACGACCGTCACCTCGGCGTCATCGTAGCCGGTGCCCGGCAGGGTGTACGTCCGGACATTGGTGTCATAGGGCAGCACGTAGCCGGCGAAGAATTCGATCGGGGTCTCCGTGTTGAACTTGCTCATTGCCGTCTGTTCGAGCGTGCCGTTGCGATATTCGACGGCCACGCCGGCCAGGTCGGTAATCGATTGGTCGTTGATTCGGAGCGAGGACACGTCGAAACTGCCGATGGGGCCTTCCCCGAAACAGATCAGGACATTCCGGAGGTGCTGCGTGCTCAATTTGACCGGCGTCGCCGTGATAGGGGTATTCAATTCTGGATTAGTCAAATTAAAGAATTGCCGCCAACCCTCTTCGATGGCAATCCACCAGGCTGGTTGCAGGCCCCGGGTGGTCACGGCTCCCAACTCACTGTAATGGCCGATGATGTTGCCGTGGACCCGCACGTCGCCATAGATTTTCGGGACCGCCCCGCCCTGGGCCTGGATGGTCTGATCGCTCCATTGCGCCTGCCGGGCCTGGGCCGCGTCCGGGGCGCCGGGGGCGAGCAGGGTATTCAGCAGCAGCGACCCGCCGATCATAATGCCGGCGGCGGCCGCCGCACCCCAACCCTGACCCCAACCAAGGCCCGCTGCCCCGCCGACATAGCCCCCAACTCCGTAGGACACGACGGCGAGCATCACCATCAGGATCATGCCCATCATCTGCGTGTCCTTGCCCACGAGAACGATCACCTGCACGCGGTCCCCGGGCCGGGGACGATAGGACCATTCCTTCGGTCCCAACGGCTCCCCATTCAAGAGGCAGGCCGCCGCCGGGACGCCTTCCTGGGCCAACCATTCGGCGATACTGCGGCCCGCGGCAGGACCAGCCGCGGCCCGCGTGGCGCCGGTCAGGGGATTCGTGAGGATCGTCAGGGACCCCGGCACGGCGCCGCTTTCCTCACGGCCGGGCGGGAGGGCGGGGTACGCGAACTCGTAGAAGCCCTCGATCCGGGGGGCCCACGCCTCGATCCGCTCCACCCGTGGTCCCGCGTCCGTCGCGTGGAGGAACTCCTGCGGTGAGAGCACCACGCCGAGGTGCGTGACGTATTCCCCCATCCGGATCGCGACGATGGCGTAGGTCTGCGGGGCGGCGAGACGGACGAAGCGGGCGGGTCCGGCCGGGCCGCGCACGAGACCGGCCAACCACGGCAACTGATCCGGCATGGCGAGACCGGCCGCCTGACGGGTCGCTTGAACGAGCCGCCAGCAATTGCCGGAAGTTTGATTTTTGATGTTCGATGTTTGATTTATCATTTTCAAGCCAGTCGGGCCACGCGATTGCGGAGGCCCACGCAGCCCCAGAAGTGCAGCGTCGCGGCCCGTTTTCGGCAGGCGTCCAGGTTCCGCTCGCAGATCGTGAAACCCGCCGTGCCGCCGCCCGTATAGGCCCCGGCGTAATTAGCGCCGTCGGTGCTGTCGAGGTGGAAGCTGTTGGCATCATGCTTTTCCACTACGTAGTTGCCCGTCAGGGACGGGGTAATCCCCACGATTCCGGCCAGTGTCACCTGATCGTCCGTCTCGAACGCGTGGCCGGCCGCCGTGACCGTGACCCGGCCGGCCGCGGCGTGACCGACCGCATCGACCGCCATCGGGACGTAGGGACAGCGGGGATCGGTCCCGAACCGGTACTCGCAGAGGTCCGCAAAGAATCGGCCACATGGGAACCGCTTCCGCAATAGGTCCGGCCCGCCGATCGTCAGATAGACCCACTCCGCTTGCGGCCGGGCTTTGAGAATGCTGTACTCCGTGATCAGGTCCTGGTAATAGACGGCGAGGGCGTCCGGCATGACAATCGCGATCGTCAGGGTCGCACCCCGGAAATAGTTCGTCGCATAGAGCGAGGGCCGCAGCCGCTCCTCTACGTCGCTGATCGCCAGGTCGAACTGCGGAATCCCCTCCCTCTTCGTGACGCCCAGGACCTGCATGTCGAAGGCGGCGGGCACGTAGTCTACCCCGCCGAACGTGATCGTCCGGGTATTGCGGGCCAGGCGGATGTGGGTATCGGCGATGTCGTTGATCGCCACGTCCAGGAGGGCGACGAACGGCTCCGTTGTCTCCAGCTCTTTCAGCCGCCGCAGAATGAGGTCCGGGATCTGCTTCATGGTATGTTTGATTTTTGATTTTTGATTTTTGATTTCAAGACTCTTGCGGGCACGCCCGCCTCCAATTCAATCAAACATCACACATCAAATATCACACATCCGCGCCTCCATAGCCGGTGCCCGTCGCCCCGGCGCATTCGGCCAGCGTGAAATCCACTGCCCACTCGATCTGATGGTCCACGACCCGCTGCCAGCGCGGCGGCTCCCGAAACCAGAAGCGGACCAGGACCCGCTCCTGCGTCCGGGGATTGGTCCATGTGAACGGCCGCACGCTGCGATGGGCGGTGACCCGATAGAAGGTCTCGAAAATGGCGTAATCGGCCGTACTGCAATTGATGAGCCGGTCCCGCCAGCCGCGAAAGGCGTCTTGCCACTCGCGGCGGGTGCGGGTGCGGCCATTGCCCAATTGGGCCGCAGCCACGCCCGGGTCGATCACGAACTCCTGGGGAAAGCCCCGAGCCGAGGCCCTCATCAATTCCGGAAAATCCAGGCCGCAACTGCTGCTGGAGCTGGAGGATAGCGAGGAGGAAGAGCTGACGGAGGCTGAGCTCGATGAACTGAGCGACGACGAGGAGACCGACAGGGAGCTGAGCGAGCTAGATGAAAGGCTGGATGAAATCGAGCTGGACGACATCAGCATCTTCCCTCAATCGTAAATCGTAAATCGTAAATCATAAATCGCCTACCCCCCCCGCGCCGTCATGCGGATCTGGTCCCGCATCACGCCGCCCCGCCGGATGTTGTCGAGGATCACGCCGACGATCATCGTGGGACCGTCGAAGGAGATCTGGGCGCCCGTCGCCTCCAGCGGACTGCCCGGCGGGTTGCTGATCCGGACCTCGACTTTGTCCGGCCGGCCCGCGGCACCGCCCGATGCCGGGACACTGGCCGCCTCGGCCGAGCCGCCGACGATGCCCCCGCCATGATAGACGGCGACGCGCTGGCGGCGGGATTCCTGCTCGGTCAGGACCTCCTCGCCCACCCGCGCCACGATCAGCCGCTCGTTCGAAGCGAGATAGCGATCGGCAGCGCCCACGGGCAGATAGCGGGTCTGACCAGCATCCCCAACCCCGCCGCCCGCGTGATGGACCTCGGCGCTATAGCCGTAGAAATCAGACTGCGCCTGATAATTCGAGCCGACGGAGGTATCGAGACTGCCGTAACTTTGACGACCGCCGCCGGCAAAGAGCGAGGCGACGCCCGGCTTGATCGCATCCATGAAGGGCTGCATGATAAATTCGTTGGTCGCGCGGCGGGCGAGGGTGTTGAAAAACTGCTCCGCGTACTGGCTGGCGTTCTTGAAGTCGAACGCGATGTCCGTCAAGGTCTGGCCCAGGTCATCGAGCGACCGGTTCGAAAACTCGACCCGGGACAGGAGCTCCAGCGCGCGGCGATGATTCTCCAAGCGCCGCGTCACCTCATCGACACTATCCCCATAGGCTTCGCGGACCGTCATCTCGTAACGCACGATCTCGCCCAATTTGCCGTGGGCGTCCCCCGCCCGCCGCACCACCTCGATCTCCGTCTCCGTCGCGGCGTCCATCTCCGAGACCCGGTCCCGGAGCCGCTGCATCCCCTCCGCCGCCCGCCGGACCGCTCGCTCTTCTTCTTGGATGGCCTGCTCGGCGTCTTTGATCTCCTGCTCCGTCGGCATCACTCCCGCTGGATTCGAAACTGCCATCGGGCTGCGGCCGTATTCCTTGATCCGGGCCTCCGTCTCCGCCTGCTCACGGATCCCCTGGGCCCGCTGGCGAAGTTGAGCGAAATAGGTCTTGGTTTGCTCGGCGTTGCTCGCCTCCTGCACCAGCGGGGCCCGGCCCGCCTCGTAGGCGGGAGTCCGGTCTTTGCGGACGATCTCCTCCGCCTGGGCCCAGCGGTTCTCGTACCTCACCCCGCCCTTGCCCAGCAGGCTCCAAGGCTGTTTCCCCTCCCGCTTCATCTGGTCCGCGTAGACCTCTTTGGTGGTATCGAAGACATCCTTCTTAAAGGCGGCGTCGTAAGCGCGCAGGGCCACCGAGTTCTTGATGTTCTCGATCTTGATGAGGATATCCAGCACTTTGCCCGCCGCGACCGCGACGGATTCCATCGCACTCGTCACCGTCTCGCCGAACCCGCCGCCGGCCGCCGCCGCGTCCGCAAGACGGCCCGCCAACGCCGCGATATAGGGAGCCACCTGCACCACGAGCTGGTCCTGGATCGCCTTCTTAATCGTGCGGAGTTCCTTCAAGGCGACTTCCGCCTGGTGCGCCAGGGCCGCGTCCACTTCGGTCAAGACCCCGCCCAACTTCTGGCCCCGGACCATCATCTCATCGATCCCGGCACTGCCGAGACGCAGGACCTTTAGCATCTCGGCGCCGCCCCGGCCGAAGATGTCGAACGCGAGCCGCATCTGGTCCGAGGCGTTGGGGATCGTCTGGAAGGCGTCCGCCAGCTTGCGAATCGCCTGATCAGGACTGGTCTCGCTCAACTCTTTGGCGCTGAGTCCCAGTTGCTGCAGGCCGATTCGCGCCGCCTCCGTACCCTGGGCCGCCTCCGCTCCGAATCGGGTCAGCCGCTCCAGGAACGTGACCATCGAGGCCCCCGCGACCTCCGACTGCTCCGCCACGTACTTGAGGCCGCTCATGCTCTCCGTCGAGATCTGGAGGATGTCCGCCGCTTTGGCCGTGTCGCTGATCGATTGGGCCACCTCCTGATAGCCGCTGACCAGCTTGGAGATTCCCACGTAGCCGACGCCGACCGCCAGGGCCGTGCCCAGCATCTTGCTGACGCCCTGGGCGGTCTTTTCGAGGGTCTGCAAACTCTTCTGCACGCCCGCTACGCCCGTGCGCGTGGAGTCCTTGACGATGTACTCGATGCCGGATTTTTGCCAGGTGTCGGCCATGTGATTTATGATTTATGATTGTTGATTTTTGATTTCAGACCAAACCCGCCTGGGCGTCGAACCGCTCAGGCGTGTCGAAGTTCCGCTCCTCCGGCTCCGGATCGTCCAGGCTCCGCAGGAGGAACTCCTCCAGGTGCACGACGCCGCTCTTGCTCGACCGCAGGCAGGCAACTACGTGCATCGCCAATTTCGCCGCCCGCAAATCCGCCCGCCGCTCGCCGAAAGCCCGGACCCCGTCGAGGACCCGCAGCGTCGCCAGTTCCGAGCAGGTGACGCCCGCCAGCAGCTCCGCCCGGGTCCGGTTCAGGCCGAGGGCGATTCGCCATTCTTGGGCGCGGGCGGGGTCGGCTTGGAGTTTTTTAGGATCTCCTCCTCGCTCTCCGGCAGTACGCCGCAGAGCTCCAGGACCGCCCGGGCCCCCTTCTCGATCAGGTGGGCGCCCTTGCCGGCTAAGTGATTGACGTCCTTGTCACTGAAGAGCTTGATCCCCTTCTCGTCGATGGCCCCGGCGATGAACAGCCGGATGGAATAGTTCGGGGCCTTGCGATCGAAATTCTCCCAGTCGTCCGCCCCCATCTCTTGGAAGAGCATCTCGCCGCCGAGGGCCGGGAAATCCACCTTCTTTTGCTTGAGTTTCTGGTGCGCCAAGATTTGCTCGCGCGTCAGTGTCATGTCGTTTCTCCTTTTACTATTCACCACCGAGGCACAGAGGTCACAGAGAAAACCGGAAAACATTTATTCTTTCTTCTCCGTGTTCTCCGTGTCTCCGTGGTGCCCCTTTTTTCGTTTAGGCCGAGGAACTGCTGGAGGAGGACAGGCTCGACGAGCTGCTGGAGGAGGACGAACTGCTCGTGATCGCCCCGGTGATCTTGATGCCGAAATTGTAACTGACCAGGGCATCGTGCGGACCCGCGAGCGAACTATCGTCGGGATAGCCCCAGAACCACCGGCGGCGGCCGTCGGCGAACTGGACCTTCCAGCTTTCCGTGACGCGGTTCTTCAGCGCCGCCAGGACCGCCCAGGCGTAGGTCGCGTTGTAGAGGACCTCGCAGGTGAAGCGGCCGGAGTCGATCAGGCCCGGCTCGAACGTGCGGTGATAGCCGGGGGTGTCGGCGTCCGTGTTGTCGAGGTTGTCGACCTTGGTGCCCTCGAAGTTGATGTTCCGGATGTGGCCGATCAGGCCCGTCACCGAGCCGGTCAGCGTGGTTCCTTTACCGAGCATGGATTACTCCTTTCGTCAGACACCGCCGGCGGCGCTGAGGTCTGTTTTCAACGTGGAAAATTTAACTTGCAGCAGCAGGCTCTCGCCCGTGACGCCCGGCGCCAGCGGCTCGTTGCTATCCTCCTGGAGCGAGACGATCTCCTTCAGGGTCATGCCATTCGAATCGGCGAGGCCGCCGCAGGACGGGTCCGCCGCCAGGGCCTTGACGATCGCCGCCATGACGAGATTGATCCGGGTGTCGAGCGAGGCGGCCGCCGTGTCCCGATCGATCACGGCTATCGTGATTTTGTATTCCTGCTCGAAAATCAGGTCAGTCTTATCCGCATCATCGATAAGGCAGGACCGCTGGCGGATCACGGCCGTCAAGTCCTTCGTCAGCTCCTCGGTCCAGAAGACGCGCTTCGGCCGCAAGGCCGTGACGCCGGAGATCTTCGCCGCCTCCGTGCGGAGCCATTCGGAAATCCGTTCGCGAATCGAAGCGGCCATGATTACCCTTTTCCCTTTGCCGTCACCCAGGCGATTTTCGAGTCAATCTCTTTTTGCAGTTGGGCCGAACCGGCGATCTGTAGAGCGGGCAGCCAATCCATCCGCATCACGATGCCGAGCCGCTCCCGCTGCTCGTAGATGGGCAATTCCGTCGCGTACTTGTACCAGCCGTGGCGGCCCCGGCCGACGTGTTCCGGCCGGCGGATACTGATCCCCGGCTTGACGACCCGGGCCCGTACGAATACGCCTTTATGACCGGTGGGCATGATTGCCTGGAAATGGCGCGGATAACTCAGGGACAGACCACTCGGAAACTGCGCCGTGACGTGCCCCTTTCCCCGCGCGATGAATTTGCCGATCCCGACCCGGCGATTCAGGATCTCGCACTGGGCGTTCCATTTGGCGGCGCCGGCCTTGTCGGTCCGCAGGAGTCGGTCCGCCGCCCGGACCTTGATCCGGCATTGGCTCGCCACTTCCCGGCGCTGCCGCGTGCGAGTCCATGCGGCCGTGCGATTGAGCGCCGCCGGCACGACTCGGGCAAGACCGCCCCGAATCCCCGCCACCTGCCGGGCCAATCCCTGCAAAGCCGCATGATCGTACCGAACCGCCAGTAGTGCACTATCTGCCATGATTCCAGCGAAAATCAAAAATCAAACATCAAAAATCAAACATCAAATGGGTCACCCGACCAGGACCGTCACGAAACCGCCGTTTGCCGAGACGATTTCCAGGACCCGTGAGACCTTCGCGGCCGCACCGCGTTTCGGAGACCAGGAAATCCTGTCCCCGCCGGTATCCACGTTCGAGCTCAGGCGGCCGGCGGCGGCATGATTCCGCAACGTGACCATCGCTTCCGGGGCCCGGCCCAGACCGGAAATCTCCTGCGGCACCAGCCGGCGCACGAGGGCGGAACGGGCCAGACCGGCGCCGCCGATCGGCGTGTAGGTGATCGGCTCGATGTCCAGGCTCACCCACGCCGCCTCGGCGGCCAGATCCATCGTGACGGCGGCATCGCTCATCGCTCATATCCCCATCAGCATTTTGGACACCAGGGCGACGACGCCGCCGCCCGCCACCCCGCTGCCGATGCAAAGGCCGATGAGCATCGACCGGCCCTTGCTCAACATCTGGCCGTGCGGACAGCACTGAATGTGCGTCTCGATCACCTGCTGCGTCACCCGGGTGGCGATCTGCTCGATCACCGCCTGGGTAACGGGACTGTCCAGCCAGCCTTCGAGATTCGTCTCCATGTCCGAAATCCTCAAAAAAAGTCGCACTGCTGTTCCGACCGATTCGGCCGCGGATGGACCCATGTTACGCGTCGATCTTGATCAGGAACCCGCAGTATTTATTGAGGATCAGCGGATCCAGGGCGTGCTCCACGCGGAAGATGTCCGATTTTGTCTGCTCTTCCCGGTACTGATCCGTCGCGACCAGATCGGAGGACACCGACCGCCAGGCCATCGTCCGGCCCAGACCCGGCGCCCAGAGACTGTCTGCCGAGCTATTGAGCCGGGCGAACATCGCGTAATCGTCCGGCCAGATATCCGCCATCGTGGAGGCCTGTCCTTCGTCCGCCGTGTCGTAGACCTGGCCGCCCACGAGGATTCGCTCGATGCCGAGAATGCCCGGCAGATTGCCGATCAGGGCGGAATAGGTCAGCGTCGCGATGCCGGGAAACGCGCCCTTGATCCCGGTATTGAGCCGCATGTTCGAGAGCGTCTTGGCGCTGATGACCAGGGCGTTGGCCGGCTGGCCGCAGTTCTGCCGGACGTATTCCTTGGCCTCTTCGGCCTGGGCAATGATGTCCGTGGCCGCGGCGTCCCAGGGGGCCGCGTTGTGGTCCACGTAGAGGCCGCCGCCCGTCCACGTGGCCGTATTGAAGACCAGCGCCGCGACCTCGATCTCCAGATCGAGCAGCAGCAGCAGGTTGATCAACTGCGTCAGCTCCATCTCGGCGTTGAAGTCGTCCTCGTAGTTGTCCCGGTCCTCGTCGGCGAGCGGGGCCTCCAGGCCGTAGAGCTCGCAGGCATAGGCTAGATCCTCCGCCCGCATGTGCACGCGGGCGAACGCACTGCCGGCGGCGCGCTTCACGCGCTCCGCGTTCTTCTTGTTCTCCCGCGAGATCATGCTGAAATTGGCCGCCTGCTTCCGCACCGCCCGGATCGGCAGGACCTGCGTCGCGATCAGCCCCTGCGACGACGGATCGAATTCGTGCAGCGCCATGCCCAAATCCTCGCGCGGCGTGCTGAAACCCGTGTACTGTACTGACATGATGATGTCCTTTCCTTAGACTCCGCCGCCGGCGGAGGATTCCTTTCGAACCGAATCGCTGTTTTCTATTCCGTTCCTACCACGAGGAGGAGCTGGACGACTGGAGCAGGCCCCGGTGGACGATGACCTCCACGATCGAGCCGCTGCCTGAAGCGCCCTTATAGGCGGTCCCGATCAACACTGTGCCCGTGGCCGCCACGCAGCCGTTGGCGGAGGCGTAGACCCTCTTGCCGGCCACGATGAGACTGGAGGTCTCGATTTTGACCGTGCCCTCGTCGTACCCGCGGATCGTGACGTCCTTGCCCACCGTGGCCTGGGCGGCTTGGGCCACGCCGATCCCGTAATCCTTCGCGCCCGCGTGCGAGACCCGGCCCGCCGCGTTCAAACGCACTCGCCGAAAGGCGGTGACCGCCGAGGCGGCGGGCAGCGCGATCGGCCATTGTCTTTGTTCTGCCATGATTCAATCTCCTTTGATTGTCTATGAGCCGGCTACCCGCTCGAAGAACTGCTCGATGACAGGCTGACGGAACTTAAACTGGACGATGAAAAGCTGGAACTGCTCAGGCTCGACGAAGAGGAACTCGTCGAGCTGGAAACCGACAGGCTCGAAGATGAAGAACTCGTCGAGCTGGAAACCGACAGGCTCGAAGAGGAAGAACTCGTCGAGCTGGAAACCGACAGGCTCGATGATGAAGAACTCGTCGAGCTGGAAACCGACAGGCTCGATGAGGAAGAGCTGGTCGAACTGGAAACCGACAGGCTCGAAGATGAAGAACTCGTCGAACTGGAAACC